ACCACAAATAGCACAACAAAAAGAATCACAAACTGCTGCTTTGGCTAACCAAGGTATTGTGCCTGGTACTCAAGCCTATGACAATGCAATGCGTACATTTAACCAACAACAAAACGATTTGCTAACAAGCGCACAAATTGGCGGTATGCAAACTGGTTTACAAGCACAATCATTACAAGGCACACAAGCTGGTCAAATTAAAAACTTGGCTACACCTAACTTTATTAATGCACCGCAACAAGCAGCCGTTGCAGGCCCTGATTATATGGGCGCATTAGGTACACAAACTAACGCTAATATTGCAGCGCAAAATGCTGCATTAGGACAAGCTACAAGTAATACTGCCGGACTGTATGGTTTAGGCTCTGCTGGTATTTTAGGTCTTGCTGCTAACCCTGGATTAATTTCTAGCGCTGGCACAGGAATTAAAGACTTTTATAATTATTTAACTGCCTAATATGTTTAAAAGTAAACATTCTGGTTGGACTTATGATTTAAAGCGCACACCTTTTGGCGGTGGCGGTGGCATTGGAAATATTTTGGCTTCTATTGACCCTAGTCAAGCGATTAGCAAAGGATTATCAGAAGTTGACACAACTGTAAATCGGGAAATTCCAGGCGGCTGGGCTTTACCAGCTATTATTACTGCTGCCATAGTTGCGCCTGAATTAGCACCTTTGTTGGCTGAAGAAGCTGTTGCTGCTGGCGCTGGAGAAGCATTAACAACTGATGCAATACTTGGTTCATCAGGATTTGTACCTACTGCTGGAAGTTCTTTTGCTATTGACCCTGCTTTAGCTTATACAACTGCTGCTGGTGGTGCTAGCGCATTAACCGCAACACCTGGCGCAGATGCAATATTAGGCTCATCAACCAATATTGCAAATTTAACGCCACCTGGCGCTGGTAATTTTGGGTCTATTGTTGCACCTAGCGCTAATGCGGTTACTAATGGTGCTGGATTAACTGGCGCAATCGGAGCTGGCACTATGGTTGGTGACGGAACATTAGGCACAACTATTGGTCAAACTTATATGTCAGCAGCACCTGGGCAATTTGCCTTAGATGCTTCTGGCTCAGTTATACCAGCAGGTGCTAGTGGAATTGCTGGTACTACGCCGTCAGGAATGTCTGCTTCAGATGTACTTAATAATGCAAAAAAAGCTAAGAATCTTTCTGATTTACTAAAACAGGGTGCAGCTTCAGGACTTTCAAATTCTTTAGGGCAACTTGCACAAGGCGCAAATCCACAAGGACAAGCATTGGGCGCAGTAGTGCGAGGCAATCAAAACCCATTTACTTATACACAGCAACAACCAATTCAAAATGCTAAGCCATTAGATATAGCTTCATTGGCTAATTTACTAAAGCAGGGATAATCATGCCAGATATAACAGAACAACAATTTTTGTCGCAAGACCCTGAAGTATTAGGATTACAACGTCAAAGGGCATTAGCTAACTTATTGACAGGACAGGCTTTTAATCAACCACAAGGTCAAATGATTAGTGGTCATTATGTGAGACCTTCTGCATTGCAACAAGCATTGCCTATGATTAATGCTGGTATTGGCTCTTTAACTAATGCTAATTTAGACACAAAACAACAAGAATTGGCTAATGCTTTGCGTGGCAGAGAACAAGATGTAGTTAAAAGATATATGGGGGCTAAAACTCCACAAGAACAATTTACTATTGCAAATGAACAATATGCTCCAGCACAATTAAAAGCCTCTGCTTATGAAATGCTTAAACCACAAGTATTAGCTGCTGATTCAACAATAGTAAAACCTAGTTTTGGTGCTGAAGGTGGTTATCAAACAATGGCTACTGGCCCAGAAAAGAAAACTGAGGCTATTCGTGGATATGAATTGGCTAAATCACAAGGTTACTCTGGTTCATTCCTTGATTATGAAACTGGATTAAAGCGTGCTGGCGCACCAAGCGTTGTCAATCAAGTTGGAGCTAGTCTTGCTGGACAAGCTGGAAAATTATTTGAAGAATCTAAGGCTACTACTGTTGGTGGTTACAATGCTATTGCTTCAGCAGATAAAATTTTAAATTCTACAAATAAAGCTATTACTGGTCCATTAGCTAATGCACGCTTAACTGCTTTACAAACTGCTGATACTCTTGGGATTACAGGAAAAGCAGAAAAAGAAAAAATTGCTCGCACTCGTGAAGTATTGCAAGAAACTGGTAAATTGGCTTTGGCTGCACCACCTAAAGGTCAAGGACAAGTTTCTAACTATGAAAGAGATTTATATCAAAGGGCTGCTTCTGGTGATATTAATTTCACACCAACAGAACTTAATTTAGTTGCAAGAAGAGCAAAAGAATTTGGCGAATATCAAATACAACAACATAATGAATTATTGCAGTCTGGAGCAGAACTTGGCCCAGATATAGCAAAAATGGCAAAGTTGTATAAAGTAAACCCACCACAATCGGTTTTACCTGTTGCTCCTGCTGCACCAGCACAAACATCAAATAAAGTTAAATTTTTGGGATTTGAATAATGCCAGTAGCTAGATTTGAAATGCCTGATGGAAAAATTGGAAGGTTTGAAGTTCCAGAGGGAACTACGCCTGAACAAGCACAATCATTAATTTCTGAATCATTAAACCCACAACAAGCTGCGCCAAAACCACAATCACGCATGGAAGCCGCCTTAGAGGCATTACGCAATCCTGTAGGTGTTGAAGGAAAAACTCGTGTAGTTGGCCCTATGATTATGGGTGGTTTAGGAGAAACAATTAAAGGTGTTGGCGCTGCTTCTCAATTATTGCCCGAATCTATAATCTCACCACAAACAAGTCAAAATGTTATTGATGTTGGTCGTGCAATGACTCAAGGTGCTTCAAAAGAATTCCCGATTGCTACAGGTGCAGGTCAAATTGGCTCATATTTAATCCCTGCAATGGGATTACAAAAAGGTTTAAATGTTGCTACCAATGCAGCAAAAGAAATACCAGCAGTAGCTAATATTATTGGCAAAATTCCTAGTTATGCAACGGCAATGGGAGAACAAGCCGCTATTGGCGGTGCAACATCTGCATTAACAACCCCTACGGATGAGGGTCGTGGTCAAGCAAGTGGTATTGGTGCTGGGTTAGGCGCATTAGGAGTCCCAGTAATGGCTGGTTTTTCTCGTATATTAAGCCCAACAATGACGCCAGATATTAAAAAAATGATTTCCGAAAAAATTTCAATGACACCTGGTCAAATCATGGGTGGTTTTTTAAAGTCTTTTGAAGATAAAGCAACTAGTTTTCCTATTGTTGGGGAAGCTATTAATGCCGCAAGACGCAAAGGAATTGAAGATTTTAACCGTGCAGCTTATAAGCGTGCTGTAGAACCTATTGGTGGTGAAGTTCCTATTGCCACAGGTCGTGAAGGCGTTAAATATGTTAAAAATCAACTAGAAGATGCTTATGACGCATTATTGCCAAAATTAACATTTAAACCTGATGCAGTTTTATTTGATAGTTTATCTGGTCTTAAAAAGAATGTTGCTGGTTTAAAAGTTGACGATGCTGCAATGGTTAGTAATGATGTAAAAGATATGATTCAAAGCCGTATGTCTGATAAAGGCGTTATGGACGGCAATAACTTTAAAGTTTTAGAAGAAGATTTTAAGAAAATTATTGGTGATTATAAAGGTTCTACAGGTTCACAAGCTACTATTGGAAGGGCTTATCAACAAGCATTTGCTGATATTCGTGAATCATTAGGTCGTAGTAATCCTCAATTTGCAGACGAATTAGCAAAAATTAATACTGGTTATGCTAACTATGCCCGTATTCGTGCTGCTGGTTCTCGTGCAGGAACAAGTGAAACATTTACTCCAAATCAATTATCTGCTGCTGTAAGGTCTGCTGACAAATCTGCTGGAAAAGGACAAACGGCTACTGGTCAAGCATTAATGCAAGACTTAACCGATGCCGCAGAAAAGGTCTTGCCAAGTCAAATTAAAGACTCTGGTACTGCTGCCCGTATATTGGCTACAGATTGGAAAGATTACTTAATTGGCGCTGCTACTGCTGCACCTTATATGCCAGGAGGCCGCCAAATAACCCAAGCCTTGTTAACTCAACGCCCAGAAACAGCAAAAGAATTAGCAAAATTACTTAAAATACCCCAAGTTGGCACAGGTGCTTTGATTGGCACACAAAGAATGAAAGCAGGAGAAAATAATGAGTAGAAACGGTAGCGGTACTTATAACCTTCCTGCGGGTAATCCCGTAGTAACAGGCACAACTATTACCTCTAGTTGGGCTAATACTACTATGCAAAACATAGCTGATGGATTAACTCAATCAGTCGCTTCAGACGGTCAAACACCGATGTCTGGCGCATTAAACATGGCAACAAACGATATTAATAATGTTGGTACACTAACAGCCTTAACAGGCATATTTGGCGGGACATACTAAAATGGCAGCTACTGGATTTACACCCATCTCTCTTTACTACACAACTACAGCTTCGGCTGCACCTACGGCTGGTAATCTAGTCGCTGGTGAGTTAGCTTTAAATAATAACGATGGCAAGTTATTTTACAAAGATTCTAGCGGTGTAGTGCAAACTATTGCTACTAAAGCAACAGCTGCATTACCAACTACTACCACCGGTTCAGGAAATGTTGTTTTAAGTACTTCTCCTACTTTAGTTACTCCAGCTTTGGGAACTCCATCAGCTTTAGTTTTAACTAATGCTACAGGATTAGGATATGCGGCACTTCCAACAGGTAGCATATTGCAAGTGGTTCAATCAACAAGTACAACAGCTTTTTCTACTTCTTCAGGAACTATGGTAGCAACTGGTATTTCTGCGTCAATTACTCCTAAATTTTCAACAAGTAAAATATTGGTAAGAATAACTGCACAAGTAGCCGCTAGTGCCGCTGGTGCTGGTATTGCTATTTATCGTGCAACAACTTCAATTTGGTCGCCAAACACAAATGATGGTTCAGGATTTTATGGTATTTATCCAGGTATTATTTGTTTAAATAATTTGGAATATCTGGATAGCCCAGCAACTACATCTTCTACTACATACAATTTATATTTGGCATCAAGAAGTGGTTTGTCAAGCGCAGTAGGTACAAATAACGCTGGAACTGTAATTACATTAATGGAGGTTGCAGGATGATAACTAATGACCAAATTCAAGCAATTTATAAACTTTATCCACAAGTAATTTTTACAAGAAATGATAATGCTTACGATGTAGACGGCAATGAAGTGGTTTACGACTTAGCCGCAGTTACTACACAAGCACAAAAAGACGCTTGTAAATCACAAGCTAAAACACTTTTAGCCACTAGTGATTGGTCAGTATTGCCTGATGTGCAAATTACTAATAAAACTGCTTTTGACAACTATCGAGCAATCCTTAGAGGATATGTAATTAGTCCAGTTACAGACCCTACTTGGCCTACAGAACCACAACCAGTTTGGGGTTAATATGAATTTTACATTTACCTGGATATTAGATAAATTTGGTTTTCAACCAAAGATTGAAACTTTTGACTTTCCTATTAAATCTGAAGTTAAAAAACCTGTTGCTAAAAAACCTGCCGCTAAAAAACCAGCAGCTAAAAAAACTGTGCGAAAGAAATCATAATGCCTAGCCTAACCGACAAAGAAATAGAAGACATTGTTGAAAAAGTAACTGAAAGAGTTATTGAAAATGTCTATACCTCTGTTGGTAGGTCAGTTGTTACTAAGTTTTTTTGGTTTGTGGGTGTTGCTGCAATAGGTGTTGTTACTTACCTTGCTGGCGTAGGCCATATTAAGGTGGGCTAGGAATGTGGCAGACCCATTCGGAATATCTGAAGGTGTCAAAAGCCTTACAGGAAGCCTTGAAGCAAGTAGAACCGCAAGCAAAGGCTTATCTGAATCTATTGAAAACATACAGCGAGATGGCTTTGATGTTGCTAACAAACAAGCCCAAGAAAGACTAAGGGCAAGGCGAGAAGCAGAGTTTAAAAAAGAAAGGGCATTAATCAAAGCCCTAGACTCTTGGAAGCATAAGAAACAAATAAGTGACGAAGAGGCCAAGCTAAAGATAGACTTTGTAAAAAAATACGGTGCAAAAGAGTGGGAAGCGGTACTTAAAATCAAAATGGATATTGAGAGTATGCAACGCAAAGACAATGAAGAATTCCAGCATGATTTAAAAGCAGTTAGACGGGTGCAAGTATGGTGCTTTATTGCTGCGTTAGTTGTTACTTTATGGCTTAAATTTATCTTAGGAGCTTTTTAATGTTTCCATTAGGCGCAATACTTGACATTGGCAGTAAGTTAATTGATAAATTCTTTCCTGACCCAGAACAAAAAGCCAAAGCACAATTAGAATTGTTGCAGATGCAGCAAAATGGTGAATTAGCGCAAATCAACGCTGATATTGCAGAACAACAAGAATTAACCAAGCGCCAACAAGCAGATATGGCTAGTGATAGCTGGTTATCTAAAAACATTCGCCCATTGACTTTAATATTTATTTTAGTGTTTTATGTGGTATTTGCCATGATGAGTGCTGGTGGCATTGACACAAATCAAAAATATGTAGAATTGCTAGGCCAATGGGGAATGTTAATTATGTCGTTTTATTTTGGCGGCAGAACCCTTGAAAAAATAATTGATATGAAGAATAAAGATGGCAAGTAATTTCAAAGAATGTTTAGAGTTAGTATTGAAGTCTGAGGGTGGCTGGGTAAATCACCCATCTGACCCAGGTGGGGAAACGAATCTAGGGGTCACCAAGGCTGTTTGGGAAGAGTATGTAGGTCATCCTGTAAAGACCATGAAAGACCTTACCAAAGACGATGTAGCCCCTATGTACGAGTTAAAATATTGGAGACCTTGTTATTGTGAAGTATTACCTAGAGGACTCGATTTTGTTGTCTTTTCAATGGGAGTTAACGCTGGGACAGGAAGAAGCGTTAAATTGCTTCAGCAGTCTCTTGGCTGCGTATCTGATGGAGTTATCGGCCCAAGGACAAGAGAACTCATTTCATCCAGCAATGGCGCAAATCTTATCGCAAAATTCTCTGAAACTAGACGGGAATACTACACTTCATTAAAAACTTTTCCTATCTTTGGCAAGGGCTGGCTTGCTAGGGTAAACAGAGAAGAAACCGAAGCCCTTGATATGATAAAGAACGCTTAACGCACACGCATTACTTTAGCTTTTTTCATTACTAATTCGTATTCTTTTCTAGCATTGTCATCAAGTTTGCGTAATGGTAACTCTTGATAGTGTTTCCATTTAATTAAGTATTCTGGCAATTCAGACGGTGGAATCCAACCAGCCAACTTCCAGCGTACAGTAATGTCTGTGCCTACGGGTGTGTATATATATTCGTTATTCATCTGTTCTCCATCCAAATTAACGCAATAATAGCCATAACACCTATCCAAGCTATCATTCCTGATAAAGCCAAAAAACTAATAAATAGTGTCATTTTTTACCTTTCTTTGTTGCTTTCTTTTCCTGGTCAATATACTTTCGCAAAATATCAATAATTCCAGCTTGTACCAGCATTGCAAGACCCTCTTTGTCAAAATGCACTAATGCGTCTGCCGACCCATCTTCATTTTCTTTAACTATTTCAATTCTGATGTCCATCTTTAGCCTTTCTTAGTATTGCTCTAGCAAATTTAACTGGGTCTATTACTCCAAAAAAAGATGTTTCCTCATACAACTTCTGTATTTCCTCATCTGTTAGTGTCTTTAACTGTGGTGAACAAGTATGAATAGAATCCCCTGTAACTCTTTTGCCACAATCTAAACACGCAGTCCACGCTACTGGTTCATTGTTCATCTATTTCCTCCTTTTCAAACAAATCTACAATACCCATCTGTTCTTTAGCCCTAATTGACTTCATATAGTTTTTGAGGGCTTTATCATCTTCTTTGAATATCTTGTTAAACATATGTTTTGTAGGCAGTCTAGCTGTATATTCTTTAAATGTTCCATTTAAAACATAGTAGCTAAACGCCCTACAGGCCCACTCATATTCTCTGCAATCTTCTGCTTTGTTGCATTTGTCGCATGGGGCTTCACCCTCAAAGACTCTGCGTACATACTCATCCATTTTTGGACTCCAAATAAACCAAGTTATCAAATTCATTACTTGCTTCATATGGGTCTGATGATAGATACACTATTTTATCGTTTTCATAAACGGCATAACCGTCTTGGTCTTCTTCTTCAGTCTGGAAATACCATTCTTTTTCATTCAATGGCATTACTTTGTATTTGCCGATATGGCGTGGAATAAGGTCTGAATAGTCAATATACAATTTCATTTGTTTCCCCTTTGTTGATGTAATGAGTTTCTAAGAAATTGCAATAGAAGTCACTAAGTATTTACACCTATGTTGTTTTTATACCAATTTATACCAATGTATATCGCTGTATATTTCCCGAACGGGAAGAATGTGTAATTTATGCTACTTTTTTAGGCAAATATTCCCGAACGGGGTTTTTGTAAAGAATAAGAAACACTATTGTAAAGTTTTGGGCTGTATTTGGCAGTTGCTATCAATGGGCGAGAAAGCCGCAAAATTACCCAATTACTGCATCCTACATTGGCGGCTTAACACCCTTATAAATGTCTTATTTTTGCATGATTTTTTATTGAAATTTCATGCACTTACAAGCGTTTTTAAATTAGGTGGGGGCGGTCTGCACGGACAGACATGGTAGGTGAAAAGGGGAAAATCACCTCGCCCCCGTTGATTAGTTTAACCCAGTTTTGAGTTTGTAAATTTTGAGTAACGCTAAGAACATTTCATAACCATCTCGAATGTCTTGTTCGCTATGTTCGTAGATTGCTACTTCATTAGTTGTGCCATTAATGTATACATTGGCGCATCTTGCAGATGGGGCTAGAACCTCTCTGTAAGCTGCTAACTGTAGTGTATGCTCTAGGTAGGGTGTTAAATCACCAGGGGATTTTTCCGTAGTTTTAAAGTCAATTACTACCCCACTAAAGTCATGTCTTGGCTTGGCATATAAATCACATTTACCTCCATAGCCCTCTTGATTAACTAAAGACTGTTCTGGAATCCATAGCTGAGTACCAAAATGGGCTGTGATGGCCTCATCTACCTTACGGACATACGCTGGCATCTCCGGCAAGTATTCTTGGTTGTAAAACGATTCTATAAAGTCATGTATAAGAGTACCCCTAGTCATAGCTTCTTGTGACTTTTGTTTAGCCAATTCTAGTATTCTGGCTACATAATCTTTTTCTTCTTCTTGCAGACCCCTTGGGTTTTCTGCGGCAGCTTTTATGGCTTCAGATTGCAACCATGTATTAAGGCCATCTTTTGATAGTTGTCCATTAATTGTAGATACGCTTGGGACAAGTGTACCTGGGTTTGCTTTGGCATCCCTGAGTGTAGTGTTTCTTTCTTTTCCGTTTTTGCCAATGGTTGTATAGCGTGGTGCGCCCGTAACGGCATCATACCAATGTTGTGACATAAATTTCCCCTTATTTGCATCTAGTTAACCATCTTTAAAATTGCTTCTCTTTCGGCTGCATCTGTTACCTTGTCCGCAGCGACTCTGACAACCGTATTAATAACACTAACCAACCCCTCAGTAGTCATAGATATTAACTGCCTTGTTTCATCAACATGAAAGTCCTCATCGTGAATTGACTCAATGTTTTGCTGAATA